TTGCGAATGTGGTTATTCCTGAGATCAAAAAGACTTTGGATGACAGCTTCCATATGATTCTGTTCCCGAATGGCGGAAACGGACGAGGTAAGGAAAAGCTCAGAACCTCAAAGATATCCTATCGCAGTTATTATGATGACCGCGATGACTATCCGAGAGAAGAGTATTTTCCTGAATCGGATGACTCGATATTTAGTGTTTATGATTACGATCGAGTGCCGTTTGAGACACGCGGACAGGCGGAAACAGTATTAGCGTCCATGAAGGAAGTTCTAATTAAGTATCAGGTGCTCACTGTAGCACAGTACTACTGGCTTTCTGAGATCAAGAACTTCACAACACCGTGTAATGACTACGGCTGGCTGAATATTGATTCAGCAGTAGCGGTTCCGGTAGGACGCATGTGGAAGATCAAACTTCCGAAGCCAATGCCAATTAATTAAGGAGGATATTTATGTACGATTGTGTTCCTATGACGAAGCCGAAGGACATGGTCAATCATCCGCCGCATTATATTTCCGAAACTGGGTTAGAGGTGATCGACGTTATCGAAGCGTTCACCTTTAATCTCAGCGGAATAGAGGCAACGGATACCGGCAATGTCATCAAGTATATTTGCCGATGGAAGGAGAAGAATGGCCTTGAGGACCTTAAAAAGGCTCAATGGTATATTAACCATCTAATCAAACACGTTGAAAAACTGAAAGGAGAAAACAATGAACTTTAAGAACCTGTTGGGAGGACTGAAGTGTAAGTCAATCAAGTATAGTCCTGAGATATTTGTAGCTGCTGGATGTGTGAGTCTGGTAGCAGCGGGTGTTGTAGCCTGCAAGCAGACACTCAAGCTTAAGAGCGTTCAGGACAAGTACAAAGAGATATTTGATCAGATCAAAGCGCTTGAAGACGCTGCAAGTAAGGACAAGGATATCGATTACTCTCCGGAAGACGCTAAGAGAGATCGTAGAATCGTAACAGTCAAGAAGTATCTTGGCTACGCTAAGCTGTATATTGTTCCGGTTGGACTCGCAATCCTCGGATTCTTAAGTATATTTAAGGGTGATAGAATCCTTCGTGGCCGTAATGCAGCTCTTGCAGCGGCGTACACAACCATTGACAAGAGCTTTAAAGAGTATCGAAAGCGGGTTGTCGACCAGCTCGGTGAAGATGCTGACAAGAAGTTCAAGTTCGGAACTACAACCGTTGAAGAGAAGGAAAAAGTTAAGGACGAAGAGACCGGAAAGACCAAGACTGTAAAGAAGTCTACTGAAGTAACTAATGGCGGCGTAGACGGATATTCTGATTACGCTAAGTTCTTCGATTGTGGAAACACTGGTTGGAGTGATGATCCGGAAGAGAGCAAGACATTCCTCAGAAAGCAGGAGATGTTCTTCACAAACAAGCTTCGTAAGAAGGGATACGTGTTTCTTAACGAAGTGTATAGAGCTCTTGGTATCCGCGAGACCAAAGCTGGTCAGGTGGTTGGATGGTTTTACGATCCGAGCGATAAGAATCGCGACAATTATGTCAGCTTCGGCATATTTGATGTTAATAAGCCTAAGAACGGCGATTTCGTCAACGGGATCGAAAAGACTATTATCCTTGATTTTAACGTGGATGGACCGATCGTAGACCTGATCTAGGCCTATGATACTATTGATTATATTGGTGGGCATTCTGGTAATGTCGGAGTGTCCACCACAAAAGGAGGATATTTATGGACCAGGAAAGGACAGAGGCTATAAACCAGTTAAAAAATTACATCGAAGAATACTCAAATAGTAACAAGGACTTTGAGAATGGTGTTCTTCGAGGGATATTTTACTCGGTTACGCTTCTTGAGCACGGCAAAGCATACGCCGACAAAAAGGTGGACATGCGAAACCTGTAAGGAGGTACACAATGAACAAGATATTTTACGCGCTCAGTTTCGTTTTAGGTGGCGTAGTGGGCTCATTAGTAACGCTTAAGTATGCTGAAAAGAAGTACAGAAAAATAGCTGATGAAGAGGTTGAATCCGTGAAAGCTGAGTTCTCTAAGAACAAGAAGATATTCATGGACGAGGTCAAAACAGAGGTTCTCGCTAATGTGGCAAAAGAGAAGCCGGATATTTTGAACTACTCTTCAATTCTTAGCAAGGAGGGATACGCCGATAAAAAAGAATCCACAGCAACAGAAGATAAGGATACAGAACCGTATCAGATTCATGAAGCGAGGTTCGGAGAGTTTGAAGATTATTCTCTTGAAACTCTCAAGTACTATTCATCGAACGATATTTTCACAGACGACCTTGATGAGACACTGGAGGATCTGAGTGTCATTCCTGCGGATGATATTCGTGAGTACTTCAAGGAACATAAGGGAACAGACTGTGTTTATATTCGTAACGAGAAGCTTAAGACTGATTACGAAGTATTGCTGGTTCTTATTTCTTATGATGAAGTGCTGGCAGAAAATCCATATTTGAATAGCGCAAGGTTGACGGATGAATAGTCTTGATATGAGAGAAGATTACTTTAAGTGGATATGTGATCTTGTCTCCGTGCGATTTCGAAATGGGGGCGCATCCTACAAAAAGCTATTAAGATATTTATTTGACGTCGAATTTGTCGCAATGATTGGACGTGACGAGAATCGTGCTGTTGATGGTAAGGATCTGAAGTATAGGTACGCTTACGACAAGGGTCTAACATATGAAGTAGTGGATCAGTATATTTACGACGAGAGATGCAGTATGCTCGAAATGCTAGTTGCATTGGCAAATCGGATTGAAGAGCAGATCATGTGCGATCCAGATATTGGTAACAGAACTGGTAAGTGGTTCTGGGACATGGTTGAAAACATTGGATTAGCCGATATGACTGACAGTAAGTTCGACATGCAGAATGTCTCAATGATAATTTACAGATTCATTCACAGAGAGTATGAACCAAACGGACGAGGCGGTGTGGTATGCATTCCTGGTTGTGAACATGACTTGCGTGAAGTTGAGATTTGGTGTCAGGTAATGTGGTATCTAACAAAATATTATTAAGAAAGGAGAAGAGAAATGCCCAATGATTATATTCGTGTGTTAGTCAATCACGATGACTTACTTAGAAAGCTTGTTAAAGCGTTACAAAACAATAACAAAGTATCGGTATTTGCAATTATTGGTTTGGGATATTTGCTGTACCGTTTATACAAAGCCGAAAAAAGAATTGAGGAGCTCGAATTAAATCGGAGGTGGTAGTAGATGTTAGACTTTTTTAGAATTTCAACTCGCCCTGCTAAACGTGGTGTAATCGAAATCTATCCAAAGTTTATTGTCGAAAAAAGCTCTGATTTAATGATTCGAGGTGGAGACTTTTATGCGGTATGGATCGATGAGCAAAAACTCTGGTCCACAGATGAGATGGACGCTTTACGATTGATTGATCGTGAGCTGGATATTTATGCAGAGAAGAACAAAACCAGTTTCGAAGGTAACAGTGTAAGAATCTTACATATGTGGGATGCTGAGTCTGGAATGATTGACAAATGGCACAAGTACTGCCAGAAGCAACTTACGGACTCTTTTCATATGTTGGATGAGAAGGTTATATTCTCTAACAACCACACCACAAAGCGCGACTACGCTTCTAAGAAACTTAGCTATCCATTAGAGGCTGGTGACTTCTCTGCGTATGACACAATCATGTCAACATTATATTCTGAGGACGAACGTAAGAAAATTGAATGGGCAATAGGATCCATTATATCTGGAGACTCAAAGAAGCTGCAGAAGTTTCTTGTTCTGTATGGTGACCCCGGAACCGGTAAGGGTACTGTACTCAACATTGTCGAGAAGATATTTGGTGGTAACGACATGTACTGTTCAGCTTTCGATGCGAAGAGTCTTGGCTCAGCGAATAATTCTTTTGCACTGGAAGCATTTAAGAGTAATCCACTTGTGGCAATTCAGCATGACGGTGATTTGTCAAGGATTGAAGACAACACCCGACTTAATAGTTTGGTATCTCATGAATTGATGACTGTGAATGAGAAGTTCAAATCTACATATTCTAATAGGTTCAATTGTTTCTTATTCATGGGTACGAATAAACCTGTAAAGATCACAGATGCTAAATCTGGTTTGTTAAGACGACTTATCGATGTTTCTCCGCTTGGGAACAAAATTCCTCTTCGCGAGTATAATGCTCTGATGAAGAAAGTGGATTTCGAACTTGGAGCAATAGCCAGTCATTGTTTGGAGGTGTATACCAATAATAAGGACGCTTATGAAGGTTATATTCCTGTGAACATGCTTGGCGCTTCAAACGACTTCTACAACTTCATAGAAGACTCCTATTATGTACTTAGGAAGGAAAACGGAGTAACGTTGAAAGCTGCATGGGAGATGTACAAAACGTATTGTGACGATGCCCGAGTAGCGTATCCATTCAGCCAGCGGATATTTAGGGAGGAACTTAAGAACTACTTCGATGAGTTTCTTGACAGATACACCACTGAGGATGGGACACGTGTTCGCAGTTATTACCATGGTTTCAAAGCTGATAAGTTTGAGATCAAGACTGGCGAAGCTGCTCAGGACGAACCTGCACCCAGCATTATATTTAAGGAGCAGGAATCGTTGTTTGATAAGGTATGTGCTGACTGCTATGCGCAGTATGCTAGTGAGGACGAGATTCCCAAAAAGAAGTGGGAGAACGTTAAGACCAAGTTGTCCGACATAGATACAAAGAAGATTCACTACGTAAAGGTTCCTGAGAACCACATTGTGATCGACTTTGATATTCCTGACGAGAATGGTAATAAGTGCTTTGAGAAGAATCTGGAGGCTGCTAGTAAATGGCCTCACACTTATGCAGAGCTTAGTAAATCTGGTCAGGGTATTCATCTGCATTATATTTATGACGGCGACGTAAACAGACTCAGTAGGATTTACGGAGACCATATTGAGATCAAGGTCTTTACAGGTAAGTCTTCGTTAAGAAGAAAGCTCACCAAATGCAATGATATTCCGATTGCTACAATCAATTCCGGATTACCATTGAAAGGAGAAGAAAAAGTGGTAAATCGCGGAACTATTAAAAGTGAAAAAGCTTTGAGAACTCAGATTGAACGTCATCTTAATAAAGAAGTATTTGACAGTACTGCTCAAAGCGTGAAGTTCATTGACAAATTGTTAAACGAGGCTTATGACAGCGGAATGCACTATGATATTTCTGACATGAAGAAAGCAATCAGTACGTTCGCTGCATGTAGCTCCAATCAATCTAGTGTATGCAGAAAGATCGTCAGGAACATGAAGTTCAAATCTGAAGATGTGTCCGATCCTGTAGACAGCGAAGACAAGAGAATAGTGTTCTTCGACATAGAGATATTTCCTAATCTGTGTTTAGTATGCTACAAATTTCCCGGGAAGGAAAATCGGGTAATACGTTTATTCAACCCGAAACCTACTGATATTGAGGATCTGTTAAAGTATCGGCTGATTGGTTTCAACTGCAGACGTTACGACAATCATATTCTGTATGGCATCTTAATGGGATATTCTAACGAGGAGCTGTTCACACTGTCCATGCGGATCATTAACAACTATAAGACAGCTCTGTTCGGAGAGGCATACAATCTGTCCTACACTGATATTTATGACTTTGCATCATCTGCCAACAAGATGAGCTTAAAGAAACTGGAGATTAAGATGGGTATTCATCATCAGGAGCTTGGTATACCTTTTGATCATCCTGTAGCTGAGGGACTCTGGGAGCAAGTTGCTGAGTATTGTGACAACGACGTTATTGCAACTGAGGCAGCGTTTGAGTATCTAAAAGCAGACTGGACAGCTCGTCAGATTCTTGCTGATTTGGCCGGAATGACTGTAAACGACACAACAAACACTCTGACCACTCGAATTATATTCGGTACGGAGAAGAATCCTCAAAGTAAGTTCAACTACCGCAATTTGGCAGAGCCGGTGACTGATATTTCTGAAGACAACTTAGCATTTCTCAAGCGGGCTTGCCCGGACATGATGAAAGAAATGTTCGTGCCATATTGTGGCGGAACTCCCAGTTACCTTCCATACTTTCCTGGATATTCTAAAAAGTATGGTCACTCAACATACAGAGGTGAGGAAGTTGGTGAGGGTGGTTATGTCTATGCTGAACCTGGTATGTACGGTAATGTCGCACTTCTGGACGTTGCATCCATGCATCCTCATAGTGTAATAGCCGAGGTTCTGTTTGGCGAGGCATTCACTAAAGCCTTCCGTGATATTGTTGAGGGTCGTGTAAATATTAAGCACGAGGCTTGGGACGAAGTCAACAGTATGTTGAATGGTAAGCTTACGCCTTATATTCAGAAAGTCATCAATGGTGAAATGAGATCTAAAGATCTGGCCAATGCTCTTAAGACTGCAATCAATTCTGTATACGGCTTGACATCTGCTGGTTTCCCGAATGCATTTAAAGACGAACGTAACACAGACAATATTGTTGCCAAGCGTGGTGCGTTATTTATGGTGGACCTTAAGCACGCTGTACAGGAGCGTGGATTTAAGGTTGCTCATATTAAAACAGACTCAATTAAGATTCCTGATGCAACTCCTGAGATCATACAGTTCGTAATGGACTTCGGTAAGCGGTATGGATACACGTTCGAGCATGAGGCCACTTACGAACGCATGTGTCTGGTTAATTACGCTGTTTATATTGCTAAAGATGCTAAGGACGGACATTGGACAGCAACAGGCAAGCAGTTCCAGATTCCGTATGTGTTCAAGAGTTTGTTCACTAAAGAACCTATTATATTTGAAGATCTGTGTAAGACGTTCGCAGTCACAACTTCGATCTATCTCGACATGAACGAGGGTTATCCTGATGTGACTGCAGAAGAGAAAGAGCTGGCTAAACTGGAAAGCGACTACAAAAAGGGATTGATATCCGATACGACAATCGAGCATATCGCACCCTCATTGGTTGATGCTATTCAGAAAGGTCATAACTACAAGTTTGTAGGAAAGGTCGGTCAGTTCTGTCCTATGAAACCCGGTACTAACGGCGGTTTGTTAATGCGCCGTAACGAAAGTGCAAACAGCTACAGTTTCGCTGCTGAATCCAAAGGCCCTGGATATTTCTACAACGAAGATGGTAAAAAGGTAGAATACATCCAGAGATGGCAGGAGTCTGAGACTGTTAGGTTATTGGGCAAAGAGGATTGTATAGACCACAACTATTATATTTCATTGGTTAATGATGCCATTGGAACGTTAGCCACTTATGGCGACTATTATTGGTTTGTGTCTGACGATCCTTATATTGGTCCTGAGTTTATTGATGGTAAACCCATCTATAAAGAAGACAAAGCATTCTGAAAGGAGTAAAAAGAAATGAGAAGTCTGGATAACATTATTGTAGAGAACGCGCGAATCGCGTGCAGAAACTTTGATGGCAATCGTTACAAGCGTGGTGGCGAACGTAGCTTCTGGCTCGTTATTGAGAATCCTGAAGCAGCCAACCATTTGCAGAGTCTTGGCTGGAACGTACATATCAAGCCCCCCAGAGAAGAGGGGGACCAGCCGTTCATGTATATTCCGGTAGCGATCAGTTATCGGTATGACAAGTTTGCCCCGAAGATCTACAAGGTTACCTC